ATGTCGAGATATGAGTCGGTCGCGTTCTCTTTACCGCGCCGGAACTGTTTGATCGTGCCGTCGAATATGACGCCGTAATGTGAGTTCTCGTATCCAGCCTGTAAAACGACGCGCGTGTATTCGACCGGCGTACGGCCGGTTATCTTGCGTAGCGTGTCGGGCGCCAGGTTGTACACGCGGATAATGGCCGTATTTGGGCTTTCCTCGTCGGATTGGCATACGCGGAATTTGAACCGTAGTTGCGACAAGTCGATGCCGTCACCGTCGGCCGCGACAATTAGCGTCGCCTTACGAATCCACTGTTGTTCGAGTTTGTCTGTCATTCCGTCACCCAATACAAGCGGCCCGCAACCCCCAAATTAACAAACGTAGGCGGCGCGTCGGCGTCGTTATCGGTGAGCGCGTACAGTTTGCCGCCGAAATTCAAATACGCGTATGGTTCCAACAAGTCGACGCCCGTTACGAGCGGTACGCCCGCAAGAATCGGCACGCCGTTGGTATCGGCAAAATCGATCACCCATGCGTTAGAAGCCACATTCCATTTGAGTGTTACACGGTACTGCACGCCGCCCAATGTGATTGCAAACTCTTGCGGCGTCGGCGTGGTTGGTATTTCAAACGCTTGCATTACAGTACCCCCAGGCCCGCCGGCAAACTGAGCGACGGTATGCCGCTCGGGATGGTCGGCAACGATTTAAGAGACTTTTGCCCGTACTTCATCAGCGGCGACGTTTTCTCGGGCGAACCTTGCGCGCTCGAATTTACCGGCACCGTAACGGTACTCGTTGACACAATGATGATTTGCTTGCATATCGCAGTCACCAATAGGCAATTCTCGTGCTCGCCGTCGGTTGTCACCCCGAGAGATTTAAACAGCATGTTGCGGTAAATCCGCTTGCCCGTATAGACGACGAACGGAATGCGCGATTGCTGCAATTCGAGTAGTTGTCCGTAAATCGCTTTTGCTTGACTCGGCGCGTTGCCCGACAAGATCGATTGTGCCGTCGAGACCGCCGCCGATGCCGTTTTTACCGCGCCCACGATTTGACCGACCGCCGGAAACTTGGCGCCCGCGATACCGACCGCCGCACCAAGTAGGCTCGGCGAACTTGCGGGACCGTTCGACCAGGCGCAACGGATGACGACTTCGGCCGGACGTGAAAACGAATGATCGGCAATCGGCGCCCCGAGTTCGACCGGATGCTCGGTTATCTCCAAATCGTCGCGATGGAGTTCCTCAAGCGTCGCATGTGCAACGAGCGGTTGTGACGGTCCATCGGCGCCAATGGTCGGATAAAACCCGCGTTGCGGCCGAATCCGGATTGACCCGAGACCGATTGCGAGCGCGGGTAAAACAAAACTCATTGAATCGCCCCCCTCATATTGCGAACCATATTGCCAGTCACATCATCTTGTACCATCGCGACGCTACGCGCGGTCGCGACCGGACTATCGGCGCCGTTGACGTGAATGTCGGTCTTTTGATTCACCACGACTTGCGCGCCATTACCGCCGCCTAATCGACTTTGCGCGGCCGCCAACAGTTCGGTACTTCCGAACGGATTGTAGCCTTGTTCCTTTTGGATCATCGCGGCCATTAGTTTTGACAATACGGCCGGATCTTTCAAGTCCAATTCGTCGGCCGCGCCAACGCCGAGACGCTTTGCAACGTCTTTGATGTACGCGTCGGTATCGTTTTTATCTTCTTTCGGCGCCCACTTCGCGATAATGTCACGCACGTTGCGCAAACCGTCTTTGTTGTAATAATTTAACAGGTTGCCGGCCATCGCGGAAAGACCCGACGCCATACTCGGGAACACGGCAAACCCGCCGCGCGTCTCTTGCCCCTTCGCCCAACGGCGCAAATTGCCGGGGTTGTTTTGGCGTAAACCAAGCGGCAAATTACCGCCGGCCGATACCGCATCTTTTGGCTTACCGGTCGCCGGCGTGTCGGACCGCGCACCACCAGGCCGGTACGAGTCGCGCCAATCGTTGATCGCGTCAAACCCTTTGCGTGTGGCCGTGCCGAGTAGCGTACCGTTCCACATGCGCTTTATGCCATTCCATACGCCTTTGCCGTCGTGCGCTTGCGCGCCTTTGATCACATCGGCGGTACCGCCGAGCGCATTGTCAAATAGCTTGCCTGTGCCCTCGACGCCCTTTTTCAGCGTCGGATGCTCGTCTAATTTGAACCGCGCCAGGTTGTCGAGCCCGGCAACAACCTCTTTGTTAAACGCACGAAACGACGGTAACAGTTCGATTGCGAGACGGTCGCGCAAAACGGTAATGCGCTCGGTAATGTCGCGTATCGAGTTTGCATATTCTTTACCCGCCTCGGCCGCCGCTTGCGCATCAATACCGGCGTTGCGGTTGAGGTTGCGGCGTTCTTCTTCGGCCTTGATTAGCTCGGGCATGCCTTGCTTGAGCATCAGGAACGTGCGCTCATCCATGCCAAACATTTGCGCAAACCGCGCGCCTTGGAAGTGTGGCAATTCCGAGAGTTTTTGCACGAACTCAAGCATTACCTGCGCTTGATCGAGACCGGCGGTACTTTTGCCGAGCATGCCGTCGATGACCGCCCGTAACCCAGGGTTCATGCGCGCGGCGCCAACCATACCCTCTAACGCTTCACGCGCTTGACCAGCGGCCAATCCGATTTTGCGCGAACCAAACTCTAAACCCTGTAGGTTCTCAACCGACGAGTTGGTACGCTTGGATTGATAGTACAGTTTTTCCATTGACGAGGAAAACTGTACGACCATTGCTTCGGCCGCGATCGCGACGCCGAGAACGGCCTTGCCCGCGGCGAGCGCCGACTTGTTGGTACCGTCTAGCCCGCCGATGAATTTCTTTAGCCCGTTTTGGTCGATTTGAAAACCGAGGCTTACGAGAAATTGTCGGATTACTTCGGTATCACCGGCCATTTTTATCAACCCATTCCGCTATGCGTTTGCGGTTCTCGTCGTCAATGTCGATTGCTTCATTCATGCGCGCAATGTCGCATAGGTCGACCGACCCATTTTTTAAACTCTCGTACGTGCACATGCCGCGCATTACTGGCCGCATTATCCAGCCCTCGCCATCGGCCATTGTTGCCAGTTCGGGACCGGCACCCCCCGAATTTCTTATTTCGGGGTTGCGAGGGCGGGCATAAAATTTCCGAGATTGTGTCGGATTGCCGCGAATACCAGTTGCATCATTTCGGGTAACGTCATGTCGTGAAACATGAATCCGGACCCCTCAACATACGCGACTTGCCAGCCAGTGTCGCCAACTTGCCGCGAGCATACCGACAAGCATTCGTTAATAATGTATTGCGAGTCGGCGTTGCTCATGTGAGCGAACACATCGACGAGCGGCCCGGCCGCCTCGACAACGGCGCCCATTAACGCGCCATCCTCAAGACCCTTGAGACCGGCAACGACGTTCGTAAACGTCATCGGCACGCCATCGGGTAACGCGCTCGTCAGTACCGCGCCGGCCGATCGCGCGAGCGCCCAAACCGCGGGCGCCAGGCGTCGCGCAACGTGGAATTGCCGCATGACGTCGAGTTTCGCGACGCTGTACGTATGCTCGCCGAGTTCGAGAGTTACGGCCGTCATTACTTACCGAGCCCGAAATCGATATCGATGGCGTCGAACCGCCATTCGTTAAAACGACCGTCTTTCGCATACTCGACGGTTGGCACTTTCGCGAACGCGACTTGTTGCGCCGTAATCGTGTCGTTGAGGGCGGTATTGACGATCGTAATACCGTTTTGCCCCCAATTCGCCGCGCTCGTGCGTTGGAACGCCAACGCCGCCGACAACAGCCCGTTAATCGGCGAGGTCTTGAGAACGCGCACGGTAATATGCCCGCTCTTGTCAGCGTGCAGATTGTGGAATCCTTGACCGTCGGCGCCGATTACCATGTTGTTCACATCGCCGGCCGGTTCCACCGTAATACCTTCTTCGGCAATACCGGCACCGTACCCGAGGTTGAGCGTTACGCCGGGTCCGACGAGCGAGCATTGCGTATTGATAAAGCTATATGTTTTCATGGTCGCGAACCCCCTTTATTAGCGCGAAATATTCAGTTGCAGATCGAATGAATGCACGGCGCCGGCGCACTTCGCCGCAATTTGAATCGGTACCGACTTACGCGCTTGACGATCGGCTTTCAATTGCGACGCGATAGGCGGCGCGTACACATAGAACCCTTTTCCGAGGAAATCGCCTTGTGCCAGGTTGCCGAACCCGGTTTGATCCCATACGCCCGGCGCGAGAAATCCATTAGTAACGTATTTGCTGCAAACCTTTTCGCACGTTGCAACGGACAGATTTGAACCGGCATCAGTTTGCGGAATCTTTGTCGGCGACGTATACAACAGGTTATACAGTTCGTTTTGCAGATCCACGGCAATCGCGTCGGCGCCGGTAATCGTGTCGATAAAATCGCCGCTTGCAACGGTACCGTTTTGAATGATCGCGGTCGAGTTGTCGTAATTGACGAACACGTTGCAATTTTTGCCGGCGAGGGCTTGCGCTTGCGTCTCGGTAATCGACTCGGCGACGATACCAGGTTCGCCCTTGTACATCAGCGTAATTGCGGTATTGTTGCCGTTCCAATTGGTCGACATGGCTTTCGCCAACAGCGACGCGGCCGCATACGCGTTTTGGCTCGAATACTGCACGGCGGTCTTAGTGTACGCGAGCGCCTTTGCACGGTACGCAACATCGGTTGTTGCAACGGCCGATAGTGCGTTGGCATCTTGCGTCGTAATGCCGAACAAGTGTTTGTTGTTGGTCGCTTCGATGAATCCGGCAACGGCGATTTGGTCATCGTCGACCGCCTCGGGAATCATCAGGCCGTACCATTGGCGGCCGAAATTGCCATCGAACAGCGTTGCGGCGGTGAGCGCGGATTCCGCGGCTTGACCAGGAACCACGTAACCGCCGCTCGTCGACAAACCGCCGAGCATTGCCGAGATATCGGTACCGGCACCGGGGGCGGTCAGGAACGCAACCGACGACGTTGCGCCGGTCGTGCCGCTCGTAAATTCAAAACGCTTGAGCGTCGCGTTATACACGACGGTTGCGCCGGTATATCCGGCCGCGGCGTTTGCCGCGCGTACCGCGGTTTGGATGCGTGCAGCAACGGCGTTCAAGTTCGCATCGGCTGAGAAATTCAGCGCGGATACGGTAACAGCGGCAACGCCATCGATTGAGATCTTAAACGCGCCCGTTGTGATTGCGTTCCATGCTGCGATCAATTGGTTGGCGGTTGATAGCGGCGCGCATTTCAAATGGCCGTAGGTTGCGGTTTTCGCCCAACGTCCGATTTTCAGTTGCGCCGGTTGCGGCGTTTGTTGAAAGTAAAGAACTGCGGCGGCGTACTCGGGTCCGGTCGTGCCGAAATCGGTTGCCACATCGGTAAGTGCCGTGTATGAACGGATACGCTCAACGACGTCAATAATGTTTGACGACGTGAGTAATAGTAGCGTCGAAAGGTTTTGCGCTTGCGCCGCCAAAGCCGCAAGGATCACATTCACCTTAACGAGACGAGATACGGAAAGATTCGGCATTTTGCGGTTCCCCTTTTACGGTTGCGGTTCTACGTTAATGTTTGAAATTTTGTCCTCGACGTGCAACTCAACGCCGACGGTTTCGATTGTCTGTATTGCGTATGTTCTTGCGAGCGCGCGACGGAAATACAACCGCAAGTCGTAACGCTTAACCCATTGCCCGTTGACGAGTTCGGGTATTGCTCGGATTGTATCGGTATTTACAAAGGAAATATATACAGATTGCAACGATTCGTTGTTCTGTAAGACCGCGAAACCATCGCGCGCTTGCTTGGCAATCCGCTTTGCGCTCGGTCCGTAGAACGTC